GTAGCGTTGAGCGCCGTGAGGCTGTGAGCGCCCTGCTTCGTGAAGGCAAGGTCGCACCCGCTGAGCAGGAGGCTGTTGAGGCCGCTTGGGATCAGCGCGAGGGCGCCCCTGTCTTTTGGAAGATGTTCTCAGAGCGCCCCGCTGGCTTCGCTGTCCCTCTCGCTGAGGTGGGTCATGGCGCGAGCGGCGAGGAGCTCAACCGCGCAACCCTCGCTGAGAAGGTCAAAGCCCTCGCAAGCGAGAAATCAATCTCTTTCGAGTCTGCTCTCAACCTGTTCCGTGAGCAGAACCCCGATCAATACAACTCAGTGTTTGGAGCTTAATCATGAACACTCAGAACATCGTCAAGTCATTTGTCGCAGCGAGCACCATCACTGAGTTCGCTGTCGTCACCCTCGACACTGCTGGCAAGGTGGCTGTGGCTACTGACGCCACCTCTGACCTCATCGTTGGCATCGCTCAGCGTGGCGCCTCTGCGGGTGATGTGGTTGACGTCTTGGTGCACGGTGAGAGCCGCGCCATCGCAGGTGCAACCCTCGCCCTCACCGACACGCCCCGCCTCGCTGTGACCACCGCTGGCGCAGTCAAGCCCGGTGACACGAGCGGTGACTATCCTGTCGCTCGCTTCCTCCCCAACGTCAATCAGCTCGGTGCTTCAAGCGGTGAGCAGGTGTTGGTTTTCTTCCACGGCCCCATCGTGCCTAACGCCTAAGAGGTGATCCATCATGGCTAGTTCATACAGCAACCTGCATCCTGTTGACGAGATTTTAAGCTCACTGGTCATCGAGGCCGTCCCTAGTGACAATCAGCTCATCGCTGATGCCCTCTTTGAGACCGTGAAAATCCCTGAGCGCTCAGGCACCCTCCTCCTCGAGGAGACCCGCAACTTCATGGGCGCGGGCGCAGGCCTCGACCTTGAGCGCGCTCCTGGCGCAGCTCGTGCTCACATCGGTGGCTTTGATCGCTCAAGCACCACCTTCAAGGCTAAAATCTACAGCGCAGCCGACTCCATCGCGATGGAGGACATCATCGACTCTCAGTATCCCGGTTCTGAGGAGGCGCGCATCGCCAAGAAGGTCGCTCGCGTGATGAAGCTCGCCAAGGAGAAGCGCGCCGCTGATCTCCTTTTTGACGGCTCCAACTTCAACACCGAGACTGCGACCAATCAGTTCGGTGGCAAGTTTAACGCCACAGGCGCTGAGCCCCTCACCTACCTCCACGAGCTCAAGGACACCCTCTTTGCAAGCGCTCACGGTATCAACCCTGACTCTCTCGTCTTGGGTCGTGAGGTGTTCCGCGCTCTCGCTCGCAACCCTGAGGTGCGTGGCTACGTTGGTGACAGCTCCGCAGGTATCGCCTCAGGCAACCGCATCCTCAGTGATGACGCTGTGAAGGCTGTGCTTCGTGACATCCTCGGCATCCCCAACATCATGGTGGGTGAGGCTCGTCAAGATGTGGCTATCCCTGGCGCGGCTAGCTCTGAGGGTTACATCTGGACTGCTGACACGATCTTCATGGGCCTCCTCCACGGCTCTGACGCCATCGTGCAGAAGTCTGGCGGCGTGAAGGCGATGCCTGTTGCTGCGCTCAACTTCGAGTTTGGTGGCATGGTCGCTGGTCAGTATGACAGCCTCGACCGCACCCGCCGCCACGTCTACGCTGAGGAGAGTCACATCTTCCAGGCGATTGACGCAGACCTCGGCTTCGTGCTCACCGACTGCCTCTAAGATGCTCTGCTCCTGTGGTCGACCTCATGCAACCCTGTTGGCTGAGCGCATCGATGCTGATCAAAAGGCTATCGATGACCTCAGCAAGCAGGCGAGTGGGCCGACCGCAGAGCTGACTAAGGCAAAGGTCAAGGAGCTCAAGGCCGAGGTGAAAGCTGAGGCTGAGATGCTCAAGGCTCTCAAGCGAGGGCGCGCCGAGATGCTGCAGACTCTCCGCGCCGCGCTCGATCTTGCAGACCCACAGACCCTCCTTGCCCTCCCTCGTGATCGCCTCTTGGACTTCGTGCTTAGAGGTGGGCTGGGGCTTGCTGTTGATGACTTCATCGCTCAGCAGGAAAGAATCGCAGAAGCTGCCCTCGCCTCCATCTCTCAGGTGGTGGAAGGGTTAACGACCGACTCAGTGCAGGATCAGATTGACGCGCTCGCCATATCTTCGGCTGATGCAGTGTTTCAAGATGTGATCTTGCCTGACACCCTCAAGAGCGTGAGGGAGGCGCTTGAGGCGATGGTGGTTGGTGTTCCGACTAACCAAGCCATGACCGCGCTGAGTCAACGACTTGAAAAGAGCGAGGGCAGACAGCTCACTGAGGTGAGAACCAAGCTCTCTCAGTATGGGCGCAACATCACAGCTGTGGTGGCTGAGTCTGCTGGGCTCGATCTGTATCTCTACACAGGGCCACGCGATGGGATCACACGCGACTTTTGCCGCGCGCTGATCAACAAGGTGGTCGATGAGAAGCAGATGAGGTCGCTATCTAATGGGCAGGGCTTACCTGTCAAAACAAGCGGGGGCGGGTATAACTGCCGACACTCTTGGAGTCCGATCACTGAGGGCTTTATGGTGGCCGCGAAACTGAAGAAGGCAACAGCCTCAGATATAGCCAAAGCCAACGCAGGAGCGCGCTGATGATCAAAGCAGTCACAGGTCTGTCCTATCACTTTGAGTGGGTGGCTCCTGGGCCTCTCACATCAGCACCTACCTTCAAGGCTTACAAGAACGGCAGCGCATCAACGGTCACGATGACCGCCACACGCGATGCTGTCACTGTCTCAGCTGTAGCCAACGATAGACGCACCCTCACGATCAACTCTCAAGCATCAGGCTTACAGGCTGATCAGACCAAGGCTTATCTAGTCACAGATGGAGACACTATCTATCCTGTGAGCGTGGTGAGGATGGTGGGCACAGAGGCGATCTTAGCTGAGCCTTTACCTCGTGAGGTGAACACATCGGTGAGCGCCTCCCTTGTGTTTGGGCTGTGGTATTGCACCATCCCGAGCGCGATCACCTCAGAGAGTGGGTATTATCCTTGGCAGGTCGAGCACGTTGTTGACATCGGTCAAGGCTTTGAGCGCCGTGTAGAGAAGGGGCTCGTTAAGGTCACGCCTCGACCCTTCGACACCTCTCTTGATCACGATGGGCTCGTTGACACCTTCCCTCAGCTCGCTGACATGGTGCCACGCAGACAGACCAGCTTCTCACCTCAGATCAAAGCGGCGCTTGATGAGGTGGCTCATGTGGTGCGTGATCATCTGCGTGATGAGTCACTGACTGAAGATGAGGTGTTTAACCCTTCAGTGTTCCTCAATGCTCACGCCTACTGCACGGCCGCGCGCGTCTATGAGATGGCTGGTCAGCTTGATGTAGCGGCCGCTATGCGCGAGCGTTGCATGGAGCTCATGGACTTGGCGCTCCGCTCGGTGGCGATTGATCGTGATGGTGACAACGTGGTCGATGAGGGCGAGCTTGATCAAGCCAAGAGTGGAGGTTCTGCGCGTGACTTCCGAGCATCATGGCGTTCCTATCAGCGCTCCTCTTATGACCAGACCTTCTCGCCCAGCAGGGGCATGAGGCACTAAACATGGGCGCCAAGGTTCAGCTCAATCTGCCCAACTCGCTTTGGACAACCAAAGACACAGCGCGCCTCGCCTCAAACACATTGGCGATGATCAAGCTGAGAACGTCTGAGGGCCTTGATGCTGACCGCAAGCCTTTTAAGGACTACTCGACCAAGCCCATTTATGTGGCTTTCAGAGGGGCGCGCCTTAAGCCTAAGGGGGGCAGACCCTCACGCACAGGGCGCTCGATCTTCTACGCAGGCGGCTATCAGCAGTATAAGCAGGAGTCACGCAGGAGAGGCGCAGGTTCAAGCCCGCTCGTTGACCTCGTGGCAAGCGGCGCGCTGATGAATAACCTTGTGGTGCTTCATGCCAGCGCTGAGAAGTTTATATTAGGGCTTACGCCTAACGTCAGGCACTATGGCTACCACGTCAATGCTGATCGAGAGTATCTCGGGCTCTCTGCTCAAGACATCAATGTGATAGTCTCAGCGGTAGAGTATGAGCTCACCAAGAAGCTCAAGAAGGGTGGCAAGCGATGAGCCAAGGCATCCATGAAGCGCTCGCTTATCTTGAGCGACAGATCGAGGCAACCTCACCCAAGACCGACACCCATCATGGCTTTGTGGCGATCAACAGCTCAGGCAGGGTTGGGCCGCTTGAGGCGAGGCAACACACCTCACGCTTTTTTGAGCTGCGCCTTGATAGCTTCGGCATCGATGATGGCGCGGCGGGTCTATCAGGTAGGCGCCGCGCTCGCGTTGTTCTGCGTGTTAAGTATGAGGTGGGGGAGCTGCACTACATGGAGCGCATGATCGCCGAGGATGCGAGCGCCTTGCTCGTTACGCTCAATGGCCCATCATACAACCTCGCCACCACAGGCATTATCAGCTTGATCCCAGGTGAGCCCACAACAGAGCCCTCGATTGACCCGACCACAGAGGCGCAGTCAATCATCTTGTCTTTTCCTTTTGATCTACTCTATCTGGAGGCATTATGAGCGTGACTCATCGATCTCTCAGCGTGGCGGTCGAGAGCGCCTTTGGCTCTCTCAGCGCTTCAACTGGTCTGCCCGACAACAGCGGGCTCACTTATGTTTCAATCCCTTGTGAGCGCGACCCTATCATCATCTTTGGTGATCCTGTGGTAAGCGAGCGCAACGATGCTCGTGATGGCTCTTATGGGTTCGCCCCTGAGCCTGACACAGTGTGGGCTTCAGGCTCTCGCGTTCGTAGGCGCACAGGACAGGTCAGTGTGCGCGTTGACCTCACCACCATCGGCTCAGCCGCTGCCAACTATGACAGCAACTATCTCGGCTACCTCCTCGGCGCTGGGCTCCTCACTCAAAGCCACAGCGCTCAGAGTGATGTGCTCTCAGCGATCAGCGATGTGAATACCTTCACACCCACCACGACCTCAACCAACTATGAGATCGGGGCGCTTGTTGGCGCTGAGATCAATGGGCGCGCTGAGTTCTCTGCAGTGACTGACAACGATGTGAGCGGTGATGTGACGGTGAGCCCTGCCTTCTCAGCAGGCTTTACAGGCACACCCACCATGCGCCTCATGCAGACTTGGTTCCCTGGCTCTCGCTCAGCCCTCGGCTCACGCGAGCACAGCCTCAGCTTCCGTGTTGATGGCGTGGGCTTCCGCTCATACGCTTATGGCTGTGTGCTTGAGAGCATCAGC